CGCTCACAGCTTGGCCTCCTTGGCTTCTGTCCAAATTCTCACTCGGGCCGCATATTCAAAGGGGTAGATTGCTTCATCCCCCGCCTCCTCCAACCGCTTGATGCGCTCTTTTAACCGCAGGTTTTCTTCATCCAACAATTGCTGCTGCCGGATGATTGAGTTGGCTTCGTTGAGTCCGCGTTCCAACCTCCTGCACAGCATGCCGAGTTCGGCTACGTTGTGAGGAGTCGAGTCGGAGATAGGGGTGTCGCTCATTTCGATTCCTCCACTCGTTGCATTTCCACAAAGTCCAATGTGTTCTCTTCGTTGATTGCGATTCCCCAGCCATTGCGACGGCAGGACAGCTCGATGGCGTTGTACACTTCATTGGCCTTCTCTTTTGGAAGATAGAGGTAAAGAACCCCCCTTAGTGTGATTCGATATTGCTCTTCTGATTTAGTTTGTTTTTTGCTCATTTGAGCCCCTCCGCAATCATGGCGTGCTCAAGGATCAGCACGGCGTCCGCGGTCTTGAGTGTGATGTGCAGGTTCGGCTGACGCTGCTGCGCCAAGCCCTTCAGGTGGCCCTTCCAGCCCTTTCCGTGCGTCTTTGAGGTGCCAGCCCCAATCGTCTTCTGCCAGCGCTGTGGCGGAACCTCGATGCAGCGGGTGAGCATTGAGGCAATGAGCCCATGCAGGAAACCTACGTTGCGCCCAAAGTTGAACATCGAGGAACCCGGTGCTCCCTTGCCACCGATGTACCCGCCCACCTTCTCGATGTAGACCACATCCGATTGCGACAGGTAGTTGATCATCACCTCCCGCACGTCGCCGTCGGTGTCGGGCATTGGCTCCAGGGTGACTCGGTTATTGGCATAGTGCGCCAAGCCGCCCGATAGGCCTGGGTCGATTGCTAGGATGCGTTTCATCGGGCGGCCTTCTTTAGCCAGGCAGCTATTGCCTTGTCGGCCACGGCCTGCAGTTTGAGGCCGGCGGCGAGGCAGTATTCTCGAAGGGCCTTGTGTGTGGTAGGTGTCACGTTGATGGTTTTTGGTTTGGTCATTGAGTGAGCTGCTTGGAGATCTCTTGGCCGAGACTGGATGATGCCCTGCCCAGGAGGGCTACTCGGTGCGCCATCTTCTCGGTGACGGCCTCATGCCTCTTCCTTTCGCATTCCGACAGCAGGTTGAGGTTCGTCTTAGTGCCTAGGATCACCGAGGCCTTGAGGCTGTTCATTGCCAGCCGGTTCATGCGCTCCATTTCGTCGGCGTTGGTATTGGGAGGCGCGATATGGAAGCCAGCCCCGCGGAGGCCCCGTTGGCTGAAGTTCATTCCTCGGTGCCGCAGCACCATCCGGATGTTCAAGATTTCCATGTTAAATTCCACGGATCCGAACTTCTCCTCTAGTGCTGCCTCCATCTCCTCGGTTGTCACGGTCAGGCCATAGGCCAGCCGGTGCTCGTTGCGTTCGATCCAGTCCTTCCAGAGCGGAAGGCGCCGGACCTCTTCTTCGTCGATCATGTCTTGTGTTTCCATGTTGTGAAAGTTGCCCGGTGTTACCGCACACCGGAAAGCGTTGTTGCCATGCCCTGCCCGGCCCCGCCCTGCACTGCCGAGCCGAGCCCCGAAAAATTGTCTGAGTTACCGTACCCAGTGACGTGTTGCCTTGCTCGGCCATACCCGGCCCGGCCTGGCCTTTGCATGCCGGGCCCGACCCCGAAAAATTGTCCCGGATACCGCGCCGGGTCGCGTGTTGCCTTGCCAGGCCGCGCCTCGCCAGGCCGCGCCCTGCCTGGCCTAGCCAGTGCCTGCCTTGAAAAAATCAAACCACCTCGACGGTGAACCTGCCGAACTTTGGTCGCCAGTCGCCCAGGCCAATGATGGCGCCGGCCTCCCGTGTGGAGTCGATCACCTGCGCCTGGTTGACGATGCTTTCATCGAACTCGATGGTGCAAGCCAGCCACCAGCCGGTGGGCACCAGAGGCCGGATCCGAATGATCCGGGCGAGCTGCACCTTGACGCCTTTTCGGATGGTGTAGGCCGGGTCCTCATAAATCTCCTCCTTTGACTTGCCGGCCTTGCGATGGTGCACAACCACCTCAGGCTCCGAGACAAACACCGCGGCTGCAAAGTCCTTGCCCAGGCGGCTCTTCTTGGCGCCCTCCTGGATGCAGCGCTCGATGTTGTCGGAAGGCATGACCATGCCGCCCTCGGCTTCGGACCAGTAAAGGCCGGCCTCCCATTCCAGGCGGTCGCGCTCTTGGTGATCGTGTATGGTCATCTTCTTGGATCCCTTGGAGGTGATCTTTTTGATGGCCACGGTGTATGGGTTAGTCGGATCCGCCATCAGGCCATTGTGCATGATGAGGGGCCGCAGCCCGGTGAGTTTGACTTTGATTTGCTTCATGTTGTTTTGCTTTGGTTGCCTTGTTGTTGTTTACCGAAAGTTTCCGGTGATACCGCCCACCGGCAGGCGTTTATTGGCTTGCCGAGCCAGACAACGACTCGCCTGGCCACACCCAGCCCGGCATCGCCAGGCCTCGTAAATCATTTGATCACCTTCTGTATCCGTCGCCAGTAAGCCAGCGTGGCAGTCTTACGGTCCCCAGTCGGGCCACCATTCCAAATGCGGGCCTGCTCCTCGGTAGTCTTGCCGCGGCCGTAGTGCTTCAGGTAGGCCTCGCACACAGCCCTGGCCGCCACCCGGTTGGTCATGTCCTGATGGCGGTAGTGCGATCCGGTGATCCGGTTCACATCCTGCACGACGCCGCGGTGGATCTGCAGAGGGCCTAGGGCGCGTCCGTTGTCGCCGATGGCTAGATCGTTGCCCGAGGACTCTACGATGATCAGAGCGCTGATGAGATTGGAGATGGTGGTCATGGTTTGGAAAGTTGTGCGCGTTGGCCAGTCGCGCCCCTGGTTGCCTTGTATCCCTCACAGGCCGGATGGGTGGCTTAATGGGCGCCACCGGCCCTGAAAGTGTGATGCAGACTTCAGATCTGATCGTTGATGATCTTGCCGTCAGCAGGACCTCCAACCAAGGTGATCGTGGTATGGTGGAAGTCGCTGTCATCGTCGCCGCAGTACCAGCTCTTGCCATCGCAGCTCCACCAGCCGTTCTCCTCAATGACGTAGGCTCCCTCAATGACGCAGGCGGCATCATCCCAGATTGCGTTGAACTGAACGTTGGTAGTGGTGTTTTTTGTGTAGCTCATGGTGTTGATCTCGTTGACGTGATCAAGATGGCCGAGATCATGCATCCCGTCTACAGAGAAAACTGTTTTTCTGTAGATTTTGAAGAAAACCCAATGTTTATGCGGGTCAAACAAGGGTCACTTTTCTGCGATCAAGACGAATTTGGCGAAGAACTCGACCTTAGGACGGCAGTGGATTTGACCGTCGTCGACCCTGCGGTAGACCACGGCGTCCCATTTGGTCTCACCGACGCGCAGCTTGGCGTCGAGGCTGACTACTTCGACTTCGATGGATGGCTTGGATTTGTTGAAGAAACGCATCGGTAGTGTGGTATTGGGTAGGCTCCGCGGGTGGCTGTCGAGACTCGGAATCGCTGCATCTCTACAAGGCCCGACTCTATGCCCTGGAGCAATAGCTTGTTTGTCTGGCTCAGGCACAGGTTCCACACAATGCCCCACTGCCGAGCGGTTTTCCACTCGGAATCAGGCACCTGCACCTTTTTCCCCAGCTCGTCCCTGATGCGTTTTAGAAGCTCGGCAGATTCCATAGCTTTTCTCCCTGGGACCATTGGTGGACGTAGAGCTGGGCGCTGTCGTCGGTGTACTCGCCGAATACGATGCCATGGGACCAAGCCAGTGTGCCCCTCCGCCTTAGCGCATAATCCATGCAAGGCGCGTCCGCGAGCGTTCCCGGGGACAAACACACCGGATGGTCGCTCCGGCGCCCTGTAGCCATGCCTGCGCGATGCGCATGGGCCACCACGGTGTTGCCCCAAGTCTCCGCGGTGTCGCGCAGGAAGTTCTCGGAGTACAAAAGGCCATGGCCGAACTTGTAGCCGCCGAGCGTGTACCAGCTCCTGGGCAACACGTCGTGGTGTTTGATGAACACCCGGGCGTGCTTCTCAATGGGTTGTTTCATCTTGTCCCAGATGGCCTCGGCAAAACCACGCACCACGGTATTGTGGTGATGCAGGTATTTCAGCGCACGCTGGTCATGGTTGCCGAGGATGAAAACGGTCGGCCTCAAGGCGTTCAGAAACTCTCGACCACATTCGATGTCGTCGAGATAGTCGTCGGCATGATCCGAGTCGTCAGGATTGGCCAGAGAGCCTGCACGGAGGCTGGCGAGGTCGTAGGCGTCACCCAGGTGAATCACTTCATCGGGTTTGTATTGCTCCCGGAACAACAGGGCAGCAGCCAGCGCGTCACGGTTGGCCCGGTTGCCATGAGAGCATCCGATAGCCATGACACGGCGTCGTGCCGGAACAATGTTCACGGATGATTGCAAGCATTATTTCTGCTTAGAATCAAGCGCATTACCTAAAAGCCTTTTAGGTCAACGAAACTGAGAGTCAGATACTTCTGGTCGTTGGTTGTGGCGTCGAAATAACTGGCGATCACTTGGGTTTCCCGTTCAGAGTAGGAGCGGTATGGCTTAACCCGGGTGGCTGGAACCGCTGGAAACTCTGTCGGCTGCCCGTTTTCGGTCTGCCAGTTGCCCGATGTAAACCCAAACCGCCGGCACCATGTCTGAAGATTCTGAGGCGGAACAAACCAGTAATCGGTGCCAAAACTGTCCTGGCTGGCGTAGCATTGGACGCCATATCCGGTCAGCAAATCGTATCCAGCTTGATCAAGATACCAAGCGTCCAAGTCAAAGTCGGGCTCATATCCGGTCCCAAAGAATGCGGGCAGTCCTGGGGCCTTGTCCATTGTGCAAAGGCAGGTCGATCTTGTCCAAGATTCGAGGCGCCATTGAAGCAGATTCCACAGCCAGGCGCTTTTGGGGATCTTGTGGAAAAATGGTCCACAGCCTGGGCCTCCATTTTGGACCGCTATGGGAATGTAAGGCACCGCAAAAGTATTCCTCACACTATCATTCTGGTCGAACTTGATTGAGGTCAGTGAATCGCCGTAATTAGACGGCGCGCCCACTTGTGGCAGCGGTACTGTGGAAGCAAACCTTGCCCCTCGTTCATCTTTGAAAATGTCTTCCGTCGCAACCTGAACAGAGGTCACAAAAGACGAGTTTGGGCCATCTGGTCTGATAGCATATTTCGGTGTCGTGTTTGGGCTCCCAGGTATGCGCACCGAGGCGTCAACACCGTTTGGTCCTCCCCATTTGTTTACCCAGAAGTCAGCCTCAAATCCGTAGTTCGATGCATAATTCGGGTCGCCGTGGACCGCACGCATCAATTCATTGTCGTAATTGCCGGACGAGAACCCCCAAGGTCCTCCTGGTGGGATGTAGGCCGTGTTGATGGCTCCCTGATACAGAAGCGACGATGTTGGCATTGTGGTGCCAATTTTGGTTGGAAACAGGTTTTGCCAAGGAATGCCGGGCGAAGTCCCTCCGGCGTTTCTTGATGGCCCAATCAAAACCGTGCTGTCGCTGGATGAAAAATAGAAGTTCTGCCAAGCGCCGACGCCGTAGCCGCTGTTTCGGCTGCGTATGTAAAGCTGGTTTGATTCGGCATAGCTTTCAAAGTCGATCAGAAGGTTGCCGTCAATTCCTGTTGGGCTTCCAACGCTGCACGCTAGGCCTTGCGGTGTCAGCCTAAGCAATCCAACACGATCCTCACTGATATCACTAACTTCGTCATAACTGTTCAGGAAACCGGCCTCGACAGCCAGACGGCGCCGGACATCAATCACCTTCTCAAAAATGGTTGCCTCATTCCCTGAAGACCAGAACGCATCCTGACTGCTGGTGTTTGGGTAAACCGTTGAAAACGTTCTTGGCGTGGTTGTGATCTCCCACTCCATAAAACCCCCGTCGTTGAAGATGTTGCAATCAATGGGTGTGATCCGAAAGTTGCCGCGCCGGCTTGTCAGCGTGATGCTTGTCGGGTTCTGAACAACGGTAACGCCGAGATCGTGCAACCTCTGCAGGAAACTGCCAACACCAGGGAAATTCACTTCATAGGTTTCAAAAGTCGGATTTGAAGCGTTTGGGTCGATAGTGTATTGCACTTGAGCCCGCCCCCAAGTGAACACCAGGTCACCAAGTTGCTGCCGAAAGTCGCCCGGATCCGCGTATGTGTTGTAGACCTGCCGGATGTCGTGGTTCACATCCGGGTCGATCTCGGCGCCAATCGTGTGTAGCCAGTCGAACATGATGAACGGGTTTGCCACATTGTTGGCCTGAGCCGACCGTTCCAAAGCTAGGAAGGCCGACGTGTTGGGAGCCTGCCAGCTTGGTGGTCCTTCGGAGAAATACGGCACGTCACCCGGGAAGTAAGGGAAGAAATGGTAGCAGAAGCCGCCGTTAGGCCAGCGCGTAGCCCAGGTGCCATCCTGGCGCCGTCTGAAAGCCCGGCAACCTCCAGGGCCAACAAACTGCCTGTCAGCGCTGCCATCGGGCAACTGCAGCAGAACCTGAATGGTCGTCGTGCCGCAATTATGAACACGCCAACAGTCGTACCGTTGATATGTGTTGAGGATTCGGAAAACAGTCAGTCCTTCAATGGCGATGTCAGCCACGGCCAGCTTGTGTTTGTGAATCCGTCCTGGCGGCAATGTGGGGTCAGATGGCCCAAGGCTTCCGCGCACATAGGATGTCAGTCCTGAATCAGGATCCGGATCCCATCCTAGGTGCACATCGTACTCGATGCCGGCCACCTCCCGACGGAGAAGCTCGAAGCTGTAGTGAATCGAACCGACGTCGCAAGTGAACGTATCCCCTACGGTGCTGTGATGATCGACGTAGACCTGGCCGCCGGTCACGTCGAGGTATTTGTTTTCGAGCTTGGACAATTCAATCTCTGCGGTCACCTGACTGTGCTCGTCCCGGTAATAACCGATCCCGGGAATGCTTGGGTCGGGCACGACGCCATCGTCCTTGAGCCTTAAAGCTGTCTGGGGGTCGTTCCGGTAAACGTACCAGACGCCGTAAGGGAACGGCGCCGACCAATAGGCGGAAGAAAACCTTGATTGAGCCCAGAGCGGCCCCATCCCGTTCAACGCTGCCTGACATTTCTTGTCAAACCGCGCATAAAGGCTGTTCAGGTTCCGGGCCGTGAACATCCGGTCGGTCCGGCTGGTGGCGAATGGCATGGGTTAATAGAACCAAGACTCCTCGGCTGTCTGGGTGACGGCCGGCTGTGTCTTCAGCACCGTGCCGTTGGCGTTCTGTTCCACACGCTGACCGGGGCCGGCGACGATCTGCACCCGTCGCACGGCCTCGATCAGTTGGTTAATGGCCCGGGCATGGTCTGCCTTTAGACCGCGCTCCGAGAGTTTGGCTGGCAGTTGTAAAGCCATAGCTTACAGCTCGCAGAACTGCACCATGATCTTGACCGTGCCGGCGCTGGATTTGACCAGTGTGGTCCAGCCTGAGTCGATGCGCGGAATCAGGCAGAACTCGCCGGGGGCGATTCGGATGGGCCAAACGATATTCGGCGAGATCACCGAGTCGTACCCACCCACCAGCACGCTGTTGATGGTGTCCAGGTTGCGGATTAGCACGCGGTAGGGCGTCGAGAGGTCGGCCGTCAGGTCGAGGGCCTCGGAGCCTGTGCCGACGTCCTGCGTCTGCTGGCCCATATCGGTGCCGGTCATGTTGGCCGTCACCGTGTAGGTCGTACCGTCGATGGTGGCCCCGCCCTTGGCGGCGAACAGCCTGGCCGACATTTGAACTTCGTTTGCCATGGCGGGTGGTTCGTTAGATTTCGCAGAAGGTGGCCTGCACAGTCACAGAGGCGGTATCAGCGCGGAAGTACAGCGTCTGGCCCGATGCAACGTAAGGGATCAGCATGGTCTCACCGGCCGGGATGCGCATGGTGTAGGTGCCGCTGACGAAGCCGAGGTCGACGAAGTTGGTGCTGTCGAGGTTGCTTACCAACAGCTTGTAGGGGGCTGTGACATCGACGGGCACATCCAAGGCCTCGACGGTGGTGCCGATGATCTGGGTTTGGCTGCCCATGTCGGTGCCAGTCATGTTCACGCTCTTGGTGTAGGTGACGCTGGGAAGGTAGGCGCCGCCCTTGTCTGCGTACAGACGGGCCGTCATTTGAATCTCGTTTGCCATAGATTGTAGGGGTGTTTGGGGTTGTTGTTAGATGATCGGGTAAATGTCGGTGTCGTACGGCGCGAACGTCCAGGAGATGTTCTGCTCAACCATGTTGGTCTTGACGATCAGGCTCGACGAATAATTGGTCTGCTTCCAGCCCCATACCGTGCCGGCGGGCGCTGCAGGCCTTCCGGTCCTTGGATCAATAGGAACGGAAGGCAGCATCGAGTAGACCGAAAAAGGAAGGTTCCAAGCAACAATGAAGCTGGCCGGTGTGTAAACCGGCGGGATGCTCTGAGGCACCTGGGGAAGCCCTAAGCTGCCCGAGAACATGGCCACCCGGCTTAGGCTCACACGCCCCACCGGGAAGGAATCTTCGCCGCGGCAGAGTTTCTGGAAAACCTTTCTAGCCAGCGGCAGGTTTGCCAATGGCGAGACGTCGGTAAGTTGTTGGCCGCTGGCTACAGCGTCCTCGATGGTTTTCTTGTAGAAGGCTGGGTCACCTATCGACTGGGCTTCGTCGGCAACAGCCGGAAGCGCAAAAAGAGAGACGTCGAGATAGTCCGTCCGGAATTCATACCGGATCTCCGGGGTCTCCTGGCCGGCGACCGGTACGGTTGCGGCGTCTATCGGATCGCCTGGGTCGGCTGTCGGGCCTGAGAAGATGACGGTGGCCGATGCGTAGGGGCCGTCCTCGTTGGTGCTGTACTTTGCGCCTATGCTCGACCAGTTGAGTGTGGCTAGCCGAATGGCATCCTTAGTGCCGCGGTATTCAATCGTCCACACTGGGCCAGTGCCGGATCCGGTTTGATCGAACCGGCGGCTGACCTCGATGTAGCCCGGGAAGGCCGACAGCTCGGTGGATTGTTGGATCGTTGCCATGTTATTCCTGAACGGCGTCGGCTGTTCTCTTGGTGTTCTTGGCGATGTCCCGGATGTCTTGGGCTTGCGTCCTTACGTTGCCAAAGTAGCGGTCCATGTTCGATTGAAAAGCGGTGAATCCACCAGTGCGGGCGAGCTGGTCGCCGGTGGCTGACGATACCATGACCGTCTTGAACTTCTCGCCTTCGGGTTCAATCATTGTCCTTCGACGGGTCTCAGCACGTTTATCACGAGCCTCTCGGCGTGCAGCGAGTTCTGCATCCTGTTCTTCGCCTGCAGTTATGTAGGCTTGACGGGCTTGATCCGCTGAAAACAAAAGCGATCCCATGCCTTTTGTAAAACCAAACGCTAAAAACGTCGCTTGAACCGACTTCCATCGAGCTTCAAACGTGCTGATTGCTGCACCAAGTTTGTCCAGAAAGTTCATGAACGGGACAATGATGCCAGCCGTTCCTGCACCTGCACCGGAGACCGCTGTTTTCTTGAAGATATCAATTCTATCGTTTGCCTCGTCCAGTGATTCGATCACGTCATTTGACATAATGATGCCAAGGCGCCGGGCTTGGTCTGCTGCATCAGCAAGTCCGGTTGCCATGGCTGGAATCAATGCGCCTGCGCTTTTTCCTGCCAGCTCCCGGAATGGGGCGATTAAGTTTTGAGGGTTTGAGTCACCTTCAAACGCCTGGCCAATCTTTAGGAAAATGTCCTCTATTTTGGATGTCCTGATTTCCTGTGCAGTAACTCCGAATCTAGCGAATGCATCAAGAAGGCCTTTATCTCCACCAAGCGCCTTTCCTCGGGCAATGGTGATCTTTTCAAGCGCCGTCGCCACATCGTCGAGGCTCGACCCACCTAGGTCTGCAGCGAACTGCATTTCTTGGAGGAATTGTGCAGAGACTCCAAGTTGTGTGGATAAATCCTGCAGCTTTCCCGCTGTTTCCACAGCCTCCATGCCAAACTGGGCCAGCTTGTCGACGGTGAAAATACTGGCTAGTGTCCCGGATATCTCCCGGCCTATACCTTTGGCAAGAGACTGGGATCTTTTTAGACCGCTCTCAAACGAGGTGCCATCGAGGCCGAGTTTGGCGAGTAGAGAGAAGATGGCCATGGTATCAGTTCTTGATTGCTTCCTGCTGCTTCATCCAGCGCCACAAGGCTTCATCCTTCGGGCTCCACAGCTCGACGTCGCCATGGGTCTCTGCACGGGCCAGAACAAGGCGCTCGGCATCACCGATAGGCATGGCCAGCACGGTGTCCTCGTCCAGCCCGATCTCAAGGCAGCAGGCCAGCATACGCTCTGGCCACGGCATCGAGAGCTGCCTGGAGCTGCCTTGCTTCATCAGGATTTCCGGCGCTGTCGACTGGCCGGCCATCCATTCGTTCCACTTGTCAAGCTCGGCATCGAATGACAGGCGCTTCACCTTCCATGACCAGGCCTTCAAGGCTAAGTTCCGGAGGGGCGAATAGATCGCCGCCAGCGACTCCTGGATGGGCTGTGAACAGATGAGCACCGCGGTCATGAGATCCGCGCGGCCGACGTGGCCGCCGACAACCAACGGCGAGCCGATGCGGTGAAGCACTAGTGAGTGCCCCACCGAATACGGCAACAGCCGGAGCCCCATGACCACCGGGCAGGGCTTGGCTGTCGCCGTCAGGATGTCGGCCAGTTGGCTCACAGGGCAGTGGCAGCGCCGGTGACGGTGATGTTGGTGTACCGCTTCAAGGTGATCGTGCCAGTGGCCTTGCCGGTGGCAGTGGTCTTGATGGAACCACCGCCGGCGTAGATCCAACGGTTGCCGGTGGCGGCATTGATGGCGTCGACGTATCCACCGACCTCAATCACCGGGGCGCCAGAGATGACGCAAGTGCCATTCACATCAGGCAATGCGGCAGACAACAGCGCGTTGGCCACGCTGGTCGTATTGGCCGGGATGAAGTTCACGGTCAGCGTCAGCCGGTTGTTGTAGCCAATGTGGCCGACAACCTCGCCGGAGCTGTTCCGAACCTCTTCGGTGTCGGCCTCGTGCGTGATGTCGTATGACTCCATATCGGGCGAGACGTACCCGGTGACGACAAGGGCGCCCGCGGCGTCGTATAGCGCCAGGGTGGCCGGTGAACCGAAAATGTATTTGCTGCCTTGAGTGTTAGCCATGTGTGGTTTGGGTTAGAGGGTTGCCGAACAGTAAAGAGTGAAGGTCCTGGTGAACGTCCTGGACCGATTAGAGATTGAAGCCGCCCCAAAGTCTAGAGGGGCTGCGAATTGCGCCGTAAACGGGCCGCTGGCGTCGTTTGATGGAGCATTAAGGGCGGAGGCCCCGGAGTCGTCAAAGAGCGGCAGGATCCGATTGTCGAGCACCTGCACGGTGGTCAGCACATCAGCCTCGTCGGTATCGTCGGCAGATAGCTGAAGTTCGACGGAAACCTCAACCTCGTTTGTGAGGTCGACACGTTGAACAGGCCGCGCGGAATTGGTCGAGACAACCAACCTCGGGAAGTTGGGCATGACGTCCTGCTCGTCTGGGTCGTCATAGAGGCCGCGGCTGTAGGACGTCAGGCAGGTGGGTATGCCTGAACCGGAGCCCGACCAGTCGGTGGCTGCCAGGTAGTCTGCTACGGCCTTCTCTGCTCTGAGTGCGACGGCGTTCATTTTATGGCGATACCGTTGTCCTCTAGTACCTTGCCGTTGGCAAGCATGGCCTCGGTCATGTGATTCGTTAGCTCGATGAGCTCGTCGTCCATGGCCTTCTGCATTGCGGTATTGTAGATGGTGGAAACCCGGTTGTATTGGTTGTCGGCCACGCCAGCGGTCATGACCACCGAGGCTGTTGGGTTGAAGCCGGGAACCGCTTGAATACCTCGGGCCTTGGTGCCCTTATGAACGGCGACGTTCTCCTCCGGCAGGCCGTACTGATTGGCCAAGGCCACAAGAGCGGCGTTTGTCTTCTTGGGCGCCTTGTAGCCTGCAGGCTTTGACAATGGCTTCCATTTCGGGCTTTGAAACTGGGTGAAGCCCCGATTGTAAATCCGGATTACCTTCACCACACCGGAGCGGAGGTAACCTACTGAGCCGATAGCTTTCCGCATCAGGGCCGAGGCGGCCGCCTTCATCTCCTCACCGTAGAGACCGCGGCGGCCTGCCTTGGCTTCGCGCGCTTGGGCTATCAGGTGCACCCGACGAAGCAATCGGGACTTGCCGATGCGCTTGCCGGTTTTCTTGCTCTTACGGTTCACATCGCCGAGGGGCTTGCCTAGGTAGTCGGCAATCCGGCGCCGTTCTTGTCCCGGGCTCTTAGGCGGCACCAAGACGAACAACCGAACCATCAGGAAAAAGAACCGGGCGTTGATCGCCTTGTGAAGGTCTCGGCTGGTCGACAGCAGATATGCCTTCATTGCCGCATCGAAGCGGCTGGAATCCACCGTCATGTTGACGACAGGCCTCACCGGGTTTTCGCTCCTAGTTCGAGGCTGTAGTAGGCACCGGAGGCATCCACACGGCAGGACAGGATCCGGAGAGTCCGGCCTTGGTACACCAGCGTGCGCCCGACCACCGGCCGAGGCTTGCAGAATGTCAGGGCGATGCGGTCGCTGTTCTCCTGGAGGATGAACAGGCCGTCCTCCTTAAGCAGCCTTGAGAAGGTTGTGCCTTGGTCGAGCGTGTACAGCGTCGAGTCCATGGAGACCAGCGTGCTATCGCAAGTCTTCCAGTCGGAGAACATGACTAGGATCCGGGAGGTCACATTGTCCTGGAACCCGCCGGCCACCGGGGTATTGGCATCGGTGACCGCTGCTGGGATGCACCGGATCGACGATCCCTCCCAGATGAACATCGGCGCCCCGAGCATTTGCTGGAGCACCGCCATGCCCTGCTGGAGACTGGATCCGATGGTGGTCATCAGGCGGTAAAGTAAGTGCCAGAGACTATTAGGCGGCTGGTGGCATGGAGATGGGGGGCCAGGCTATCGGCTGCTCCGGTCTCGAAGTGCGACAGCTCAAGGTAGCTGGTGCCGGCAATTAGCCTGGCGATGATTGCAGTCTTGGCCTGGTTGGGGGCATTGGTCAGCCACACCGCGGCGGCGGCCTCGTAGGTCACGGCATCAGGCAGCGACAGCCGCAGGTTGCCTGTGGCGGATCCGGTCACAGAGTTGACGGTGACGTCCGCGGTAAATGTGGTCACGCATCCGATGGTGGTGTGTCGGGCGGTGTTGGTGGTGATGGCGAAGGTGCGTCCACCCCCGGAGTCGATGAGGGTCGGCACCCAGGTCGTCGGTGTAACCAACGGCAGGGCGGCATATAGCTCGTCGAAGTTGTCGTTTATTTTCTGGCCGGCGCCGCGGAGGGTGTCCCCGGTGTTGTCGTTGGCGATGGTGCCGATGTTGATCGTTTGCTGGGCCATAGTTTTATTCCTTAGGGAGAGCGTACCAACCTTCTGCGAGCGTTATACGGTTCCTGGAGCGCACAGGAGCCCCGTCCGCACCTTTGACCCAGACTCGAGCTTTAACGCTCTCAGCGAGGCGCACAGGCTCGCCGTGGGGCACATAGACCACTCGGGTCTGACAGCCACAGCTAGACGCCAGACTTATCAATGCGATCCAGCAGCTTTTGTTTAAGCTCGGGGTCTGGTTTGGCATCTTCGGCAGTGGGTTCAGTTTTAGCCAGGCCGGTCAGCCATTTCAGAATGGCCGTCACGATCTGCTCGATCACGTTCATTCCGATTTTTTCTCGGCGTCCTTGGCGGCGATGAGGCCCACACCGGCGGTCACCGCGGCAATGGTTGCAGCGAGATCGACGTTGCTGCTGGGGTCGCCGTCGAACAAGGCCTTGAGAGCCCCACCGACTGCGACGAGGATGGCTCCGATACCGGCGATAGTTGTCTTGGTGTTTTTCATTTCTTAATGGCTTTGTAGAGGGCAACACAGGCCGCAAGGAGGCCAACCACGGCGGAGGCAAAACGGATCTCGTCGGTGAGCTGGGGCAGCATAGATGCAGACGTTGCTGCCGCTGCCGTGCCCAGCGACAAGGCTAGTCCATTCGTTCCGCCGTGGTTGGTTGCGTCCATGTTACTCGGAGGCTTTGGGTTGGGCTGCTGCGATGATGATGTCGGCCAAAGGAACGCCGACCTTGGCGTTCTGGTAGCCACCGGCCTTGATGGCGATGTCGATGAGCTGAAGCAGGCTGTTGGTCTGCTCCTGAGTCAGTGTGATGGTGATTTCCATATCAGGCGGCAGTGTCGGAAACGACGGGCAGCTCCGCAACCAAAACCGGCTCCACCTGAGGCACGATCATCACCACCGGCGGTAACCACGGCAGCGGCGGAGCGATGATCGGAGGGTTGATCTGGTCGTTGATCTGCTGCGTCACGTTCGCTTCGATGGCCGCTTGATCGACGCCATTGGCGAAGCACCAGTCTAGCACCTGCTGCTCGGTCAGTTGATCGTACGGCGTGAACGATCCGCTCGGCGGCTGGAACGAGCAGGAGCCGTAGCAAGTGCCGCTGTACTGATCCTGCGAGCCGTTGCAACGCCAGTCGGCGGTGATGACGACATCGGTGAGAGTGCCTTCGGTGGGCTTAACGAGAAGGCGTTCGATGATCCAAGAGAGGGTAATCATGGTATTGGTTAGGCGTTAGCGATTGTGGTGATGGTGCCAGAGCTTCCACGGTACTTTAGCGCACCGGCTTCGACGTAGAGTTGACCGCCAGTGACGTTAGCCGTAGGAGCAGTTCCGTTGGCAATCTGGATAGTCTTAGCAGCGGTGGTTCCGGCAGTGGTCAGACCGCCGACGAGCAAGTTGCCGGAGGAGTCGATACGCATCCGCTCGGCAGAATTAACATAAAACACCAGCGGAATACTTGCTCCAGCATAGACCATTGCTGACGAATCAACCGTTCCGCCAATCATGTTGGCACCGTCACCGAAAGCGGCCAGCGTAGATGTTCCAGCAGTGTTGCTGACATAAAACGCGGCACTTTGCCCTGATCCACTTCCTCCACGAATGCGAGCGACGCACCCAGTGGAACTGAAAACATCCAATTTCTGACCCGGCGTAACGCCTATGCCCACGTTGCCGGAGGAGTCGATGGTGGCTCGGATAGCCGAATTGGCCACGAGATAAAACGGATTGTTGGTGAAGGTTCCAATGAATGCGGAATAAGCCGCGCTTCCGGTAATTGATGAACCGCCGGAAGATCCTTCGATACCGGCAATCAAATCTCCACTGGTGTTGTTCAGATAAATCTGAGAACGGCCAGTCGTGATTCCGGTGGTCCGCAATGCATACTGGAAACCGGTTGCATTCGTCGATCCGATGGTCAGTCGAGAATTCGCAGCAGGTGCATCCCCCACGCCCAGCCCCGTGGAGTTGAGGGTCATGGCGGTGGAGCCGCTTACGGACCAAGTGCTTACGCCGTTGCTGTCAATTTCGTAGCGTTTTACATAGCCACCCGCTGCTTGGTTAGAAGTCCAGAAAGAACAGAATCCATCTCGGTTTGAAGCATTCTCAATACCTGCGCGAATCTGTAAACCACCAATTGTGGTTGCGCCAATTCCAGTTTTAGCTCCTGCAAATATTGAGGAATAGTTTCCAATTACTGGAGACGATTCATTCCAATTGATAACTATACCTTCATTTCCAACTAAAAAACGAGCGTTGGATTTACCAATATCTGTACTAGGCCAAGCGGTTGTTCCAATTTGAGTTTGAGTTGTCGCACCAATCTGGACAGCCGTACTTCCAGT